ATGCTTGACCTGACCCTGAGGTATTCGGGTGATTGATTAAGACATCCCCTAAGCCATTTGCTCGCAATGAAGCCGACCAGCCATTAACAAACCCGTTGCCCGTCGTCCCCACCAGCAAATCACCCCCGCTCGTGATGCGGGCTGCATCCGCAGGCGCTGAACCCGACACTTGGAAAGCATCCGTGCTTCCAGCAGTGCCTGCTCCCTTGACTCGGAATGTGCCGTCGGAGGAGATGCGGGCGCGTTCATAAAGCGAATCGGCATTTAAGCGCGTATAAAACGCCAATGCTCCATCATAGTTGCCGTCGGTGCTGTTTTCCTTGATACCGGCGATCTGTGCAAATGCGGTCTGCGTGGTTCCGGTATAAACGCCTCCAAGGCTGATCCCCGCACCGTTATTAGCAGCTTGAGAATTTGTACTGACAACTGACAGAACATCCTTGAAGTTAACTGCGGGCACATTCATTGCACCGCTTATTGCCAGTCGCTGGCCGCTGGTGCTTGTCAGGCCAAGAGCCAAATTCCCACTCGCATCCAGCGTCATCGCCTGCGTAAACGAGATCGCGTTGCCTGCGGTGCCGGAGGGGGCAATATGCCACTGGTGTGAGCCATCACTGACCTGCGCGTACCGAGACGCTGCAAAGCTGGACTTGTAGACCCACTGCGCCGACGAATTTAGGAACGCGTTTGTAGCAACAGCTCCGACAGCAAGTGAGCCGGCAAGAGCAATCCCACCCGTCTCAATGTCCAGCGCGTTCCAATCGGACTTCCAAGCACTCGGCGTCACCCCCAAGCCGAGGTTGCCGGAGGGGTCGAGACGCATGCGCTCGGTGTTGTTTGTGTAGAAAAGATATGGGTGATTTGTTCCGGTTCCTGTCCATGCGCCCGTGCCACTCACACCATAATAAGCATCAATAGACGCGCCGGTATTTTGTGTCCGTATATATGTTGATGCACCACTTGCTACATGAAGTTTGTCAGAAGGCGAACTCGTCCCAATCCCCAGCCCGGTGCTGGTGAGGCGCATTTGTTCGGAGTTGTTGATACTAAAATATATAGGAGTGTTTTGAAGATTACGTAATCCTGTTTCATCAGCCGCTGTATAAATACGGAAATAATCTGTTCCATTAACATTAAAATACGCATTTGCAACTGCGCCAACAGTATCTGTTTTTACTCTGACATTAGCTTGTGCGCCTGTTTTATCAAGCAACAGCGTACTCCCATCAAACGTCAGCGCACTCCCGCTCGTCAGCACCTTGCTGCCATCTAGGTACGTCACGCCGTTGGCGGTGCCGCCTGAGAGGACGGGGTTGTTTGCGAGCGTGGCAACCTGAGACGAATTGATCGTCAGCGCAGTCGTTCCGCTGGTTTGCAGCGTGATGTTGCCGGCCTCGCGATTGATGATGCTGAAGTTCAGACCATTCAGCTCAAGGTCGACGCCGTCGGCGTTTGTGGTGCCGGTGCTGCTGTTGAGCAAACGGAACGCAGAGCTTGCCGAGGCATACGCAGTGAAGCCCGATTGCTGCGTGCCTGTAAAGCTTCCGCCGATCCCCATCCAGAACCCGTTGAACAACAGGTTGCTGGTAGTCGCAACCTTGCTGCCATTGAGATAGACAATGGAGTTTGCAGACAATCCACTCAACGTCAAGTTGCCAGACGCTGACAGTGTCGTGAACGACCCGGCCGCAGGCGTTGTCGCGCCCACCGTGCCGTCGTGCGGACCCGAAAATCGAGCCGCAGTCAAAGCCGTGCCATCGAAAGTCAAATTCGCGCTGTCCTGCAGCAGCCCAGACGCACCGGCGTATGTCACTCGACCAGAGGTCAGCCCGGTGTTGGTCACGCTTGAAAAGCGCCCGCTGGCAGCAGCAGTGCCACCGATCGCCGGAGGAGAAGCAAACAGGCTGGTGACAGCGGCACCGGACAACGAGCTGTTTACCGTCAACGTAGTAAAAGTGCCAGCCGCAGGCGCTGTGCCCCCGATAGCGGGCGGTGACGCAAACAGGGACGTAACGGCCGTGCCACTCATCGTGCCATTGATCGTCAACGCGGACCCAGATTCCGACAGGGTCGAAGACACAACCAACGCATTGGCGCCAGCGTTGACAAGCACGAACTTGCCCGCATTGCCAGACAACGTCGGCAGCAAGTTGAACCCGGCCTCGATCGAGTTCAACTCCAAACGCATCGACGCAGAAGAACCAGACGCGCCTGTAGCTGGGTAACCAGAAGGGGTGTAGTACGGATTTGTCATTACCTGATACCTCTACGCGGCGTGTAATGCAGCGTGACGCTGTTGATCGTGAATGGCTGGTTGTACCGGCTGTTTGAGTTGATGAGGACAGCAATGTTCTCTGCCGTGCCGTCACACTGAACCTCGCCCGGGGCCAACGACCTTCCGTCCCACACGAACTGATCCCAAATGAAGTAGTCCCACTGAGAAAACGAGAACGGTACGGAGTATGTTGTCTGGCCTGCTTGATCAATGTCGGTCGACTCGTAACCAAGCAAATAACCAAAGTTGAAGGACGCGTAACCGCTTCCAATCATCTCGAGCGACGCGCGCCGATACCTCTTCAACACACGGCTCATGCCCTCCGCGTTGAAGTTCAACTTGATGAATGAAGAGATAGACTGACCGTCGAAATCAGGGCCGGTGTCCAGCTTGTATACGTAACCGTTTGTCGACCCAAAGTAAGACGATTCCTCGCCCGAGCCCGTCTCCCCTTCGCACCAGCACGTGACCGGATTCGGGAAGTACACGGGCATCGACCCCAGCAGCTTGCCGTTGGCGATCGTCACGTACAGCCCGTACCCGTCGCTGTAGAAGACCCGGTATTGGCTCTTTTCCCGGTTGACGCCAGAAGCCGTGGCCAGGCCTCGTCTGACTTGAACAAACGGCCGGATTGCAAACGTCAGCGTGGCACTGTCAAAGTTGCCGTAGTTGCGCGTGGTCGACAACGACATCACGCCACGGTCGTCCAAAGAGTAGCTGTCCGTGATGGTCTGCGCCGTGTAGGCGGCCGCGCCCGTACCCTTGTCGTACGGCACCAGGTTCCACGCGCTGGACGACACGCCATACAACATGTGCGTGTTGTTCTTGGTGTAGATGCCCAGGGCAGCGGTCGTCGCGTCACCTGGCATTGACTGCATGCAAGTCACGTTCTCGGGGACCACCAGCTCGTTGGTGCCCAGAACCGGGCTCCACACGTACGGCGCGCCGACTGAGCTGTTCTGCACGCTAGGTCCGAACGAGAAGAACAGATAGTTCTTCTGCACCGCCACATGGTCCGGGGTGTCATCGGCCATGCCCGTGCGGATTGGCACGTACACCGTGCCGTCAAACTCAAATCCCTTGTTGACCCCATCGGCGCCGTACAGGCGCGTGGACGCAATGGACCCACCCATGTTGGCCGTGACCGTTTCCACGCGTCCGCTGGGAGCCAAAGTGATCGCGGCCGCTGGGGTCACGCAATGCGCTCTTTTGGAGCCCGCCACATAGAGGTGCTCCGTTGCAACAAATGTTCCCGTCGTGCTGGAGAGAATCAGTCGTCCCGACGCCCCGGACCACGTGGTCCCGTTTTCAACGACAACACGGGACACGACACCTGTTGCCCCGCTTGTAAATCCGGTGACCGTGTTTCCCTCGGCAATAGCGGTTCCTGTTCCGCTATCAAACGCAAGCTCAAAGCCCAGCGCAACGGCCGTCCAGCCGCTGCTCGTGGACTTGTAAATGGCCATGGCCGTGTTGCCGACGTTGTTGCGCCAGGCGTACACAGTGCTGCCAAGAAACGCCACACCTCGAATCGCGCCGGACCCCGGAACGACCCCAATGTCCGCTCGGTAAACGTCCGAGGCCGCGGCTGTGTAGACCGCCTGGTCGTACGACGACGGGGAGAAGTTGGTTGTCGTTTGAACCGTTCCGATCGGTGTGGCCCCGACGTACACGGTTGTGCCAATCGAGAACGTCCCGACAGCCTTCGTGTACAAGACGTTGTTCCCGACAACCGCAATGACGACCCCGGTCACTGTGGCCCCGGAGTTCTGAATGGTGTTCCCGACAGACACCCCCGCGACCGCGCTCAACGAGACGATGGTGTAGAGCGCCGTGTCAGGGCTGGTCCTGCCGTCAAACCTTTCGTAGCCCGCGATCCGGCTGTAGCCCCCCGTTGTGCTGACCTCGAAGTTCTGGGCTTCCCGGGCCACGCCCGGCGGCAGCGACAGCGTAGGTGTGATCAGATCCAAGCCCCCTTGGAGCTTGAATACGTCGTACTTGACCGGGGCTGTCCTGATCGGGACTACCATGATCAGGCGAGCGGCGGGCCGCTTGTGATGACTTGAAGTTGATCCGCGGCCAGCTCTGCGCCGATGCGGCTGATCTGGTCATCGGCCCGGCCGATGACCTCAGGCGCGGCCATGAAGATGCCGTACGCTCGCAGCGCACGGAATGCGATCAGTTCATGGAACCGGGCCGGCATGGCCGGGGTGTCAGCGTCCGCGCTGAGCGTGATCGGCGTGCGGTAGAACTCGTAGACGATGGTGTATGCGCCATCAGGAACGATCCCGAAGTAGAGGTTCTTCTGCGGGTCGATCGAGAACACCACCGGCCGGCTGCGCGCGGAGCGCATGTTGCCGTACTGGTAGAGGTTGCGGTACTGCCACCAGGGCATGAACCCGAGCAGCATTTCGTCGTTGTAGTTCTGCCCGGCCGTCGACACCCGAAAGCTGTCCCGCTTCCAGTTGCCGAGGATGGGCGTGCCCGAGATCGTGCCGTCGGACGTGGCCTTGGCCTGCTGGGGCGTGTAGTTCGCCTGGTTGGCCGTCGTGTTGAACTCCCCGCTGAAGCGCAGGAACTCCCAGTCCGGGTGCTCCGACTGGATGCGGATCCACTCGTTGGCGACCCAGTTCTTGAACCGGGTTGACTCGGCCGAGAGCGCACTCTGCAGCGTGGCGAGGTCACCACCGGCCACGCCCGCTTCCGAGCGGGCCAGGTTGACGAGCTGCAGGTAGTTCACGTTACGCGGGCTCCGCCATCACGTTGGCCAGCCACGCGCCGCCCTTCGGGTTCTTGTCTTCGGTCACAGTGAACGGGTACGCGAAACCCGTGTGGCCACGCAGTGACCCCATGTCGATCTGGCCCATGTACCCCTCGGGCACGCTCTGCAGCCAACGCGTTTCCTTCATCCGCGCAAGGACCTCCAGGTGCTTGCGCTTAATCCTGGTGGGCACGTTGCGCGGCACGATCTTCATCTCGCCGTTCACGCTCAGCGTGGCGTAGGGCGCCGCGTTGGGGTCCGTGGTCGGCATGATCACGACGGTGACTTCCTCGTGCATGAACTTCTCGTCAGAGGCGGCTGAAGCGAGGTCAGTCTGCGAGACCAGCTGGATGTCCGGCTGGTCGTCCTCGACCTTGACGCCTTGCTCAATGAGGCCTTCAATGTGAGCGGATTTCTTTGCCATGGTGGGCTGCTTTCAGGTGGTTGACGAAGAAGGGCCCCCGCCCCCGCAAGGCAGTGGCAGAGGCCCCCAAAGCCGAAGACCGATCAGGTCGTCAGCAGCGGCTGGTTGCGCAGCTGGCAGAGGTTGCGCACGGTGATCGCGGAGATACCGGTCGCGTTCCAGTTGCTGGAGCCGAAGGTCCAGGTGCCCGAGGTCGTCGAGCCAGCCTGCACGGTGTGGGCCGCGAACGGCGCCACGTTGCCAGGGATAGACGGCAGCGGGCACACGGTGGAGTTGGCCGACGTGTCGGTCCAGTCCACGATCGGGCCAGCGTACACGCTCACCGTGCCGGCGGCGTTGACCGCCCACACGATCGCGCGGGCCTTGTTGGCCGTCAGGGTGATGGCCGCGCCGGTGTTGCCGTCGGTGGTCGGGGTCGCGCCGCCGGACACCAGGGCCTTGGCGTAGCAGTCGCCGTTCAGTGCGAAGCCGAAAGCGCTGGAGCTGTAGGTCGTGGCGCCGCCGGACAAACCGGTCAGGGCCGCGCCTGCAGTGGCCGTGGCGAAAATCGCAGTCAGCGAAGAGCCTTGCTCGAGGTTGTAAGACATGTCTCAGATTCCTTTCAGGGTCAGACCAGCTTGAAGACCACGAACTCGTACGTGGCGCTGGCTGGGTCAACAGGGGCCGCAGTGATGTTCATCGCGCGGACAGTGATCGTGTCAGCCGCCGACACACGAGCATCGAACACGATGCCCGCGTTGACTGTGCCGGGCAGGCCGAGGGCGACGACGTCGCCGACCGAAGCGCCCGGGCAGGTCACGGTCAGGGTCTGGGTGCCAGCCGCGGCGACGGACGGGAAGTCCAGCGTTGCGATGGCGGCCAAGGTCCGCGTGATCGGGCTGCCGTCGTTGAGGAGGGAGTACAGAGCGTTGTTCGACATGGATGATTTCCTTTTGGTTGTTGACGCCCTGAGCGAACTCAGGGCATCAATTCATCCATCAGAGGGCCGTCACGCCGCACTCGATACGAGCCATCCAGGCCTCGTTGAGTCGCACCGCGGCGAACCAGGTGCTGGCGCCCACGTAGCCGAACTGGCCCAGCGGGTTGGCGTGGTTGATGTCGCCCGACTTCAGCACGCGCGGGGTGATCGCGTTCATGCCCTTCAGAGCGACCTGGCCCCAGCAGTCCTCGCCGATCACCAGGAACGGGTAGACGTCGACGTTGGCAGCACCAACCGACAGGCAGCCGTTCAGCGTGGCCGAGCCGGCAGCCGCGAAGGAGGCCAGCAGCGGGGACTTGATGAAGCGGAAGTCCTCGCAGGCGCCGATCTCGTTGTCGTGGATGGGCTTGAAGGTGCCGTACTCTTCGACCTTGGTGAAGCCAGGCAGGTTGCGGATGTCAGCCACAGCGTCCGTGTGCACGAACACGATGTAGGCCGGCTGGACCGCACGGGTGCCGAAGTTCACGCCAGGAGCCAGGCGGGAGGTCACGCGCTTGGCGCGGTTGCTCTCCAGCGTACGGGCCGCACGACGCAGGGCGTTCAGGCTGATCGGGGTGTTGACCGACGCGCGGCTGGAGCCGTTGGCGTAGATCACCGTGGAGCCAGCCTTCAGCACGCCGTAGCGCACCAGCTCGAGCACCTCGGCCATCGTCTCGCCCACCAGCTTGACCATCTCGCCGGGAACGTCGTCTTCGTACAGCAGCTCAACCTTGGAGCTGAACTTGTACAGCAGACCGTACTGCTGCAGCGTGACGGTGACGTCCTGGAAGTTGATCGTGTTGGCGTTCGGCGTGGCGCCCTCGCCCAGCACGAAGCTGGTGGGGGTCACGCTCGGGGTGCCCACGTAGCGAGAAGTGTTCTCGATCGTGGTGCCCGTGGTCGAAGCGCCGAAGGGCAGCGTGCGACGGAACACCAGGGTGTCGGTCGCGTTCTGGGGCATCTGGCGTTGCGTGCCGAAGTCACCGAGGACGGTGATCGGCTGGGCGTGAGCCAGCATGTCTTGTGCGGCGCGGATGAGGTTTCGCGACGCAACGGTGCTGTAACTTTGAATGGACACGGTTCAGTTCCTTTCGTTTCAGGCCGCAGAGCGTTCTCGCTCCTTGGCCAGGTATTCCCACTGTTCGGCGGGGCTCATGTCATCGAATGTCTTCGTGACCTTCGCCGCAGCGCCGGGCTTTGCCGTGACGGCCGCAGCGAGCTTGTTCTGGCGCTCCTGCTTGACGTCGGCGGCTGGCTTGACCTTGTCTGCGTGGAACCTGTCCAGCATGTCGATGGCATCGAATCCATCCTTGCTGCTGGCCAGGGCCTGCACTTCCGGTGTCTGCACTTGGAACCACGCGGCGAACTCGGGCGTGTTCACGTCCTTGCGCCAGTCCTTGTGCTTCACCGAGACCAAGGCCTCGTTGAATCTCTTCTCGAGCTGAGCGGTGGTCGCCTCAGTGCGTTGAGACACGAGCTGCTCGATCTGCTCTGAGGTGAGACCTGCCCCACCCAGCTGACCGAGCCGCGCCTCGACGTACGCGGTGATGCCTTCGCCCCACTCGGGGAAGTCCTGCTTCAGCGCTGCCCACTTCTCCGGGTCGACCTGTGCCGCGGCGATCTGCTTCTGTGTCGGCTGCTCGGCAGGCTGCGCCTGGCGGGCTTTTGCAAACTCAGACTGCAGCGCACCGATTCGGCCCTTGGCCTCTTTCAGTTCGTTGACCAGCTGCTGTTGAGAAGCTGCCATCTGATCGAACCGCTCCAGCCTGGCGCGGACATCAGGGTGCAACCCCTCGTACGGATCGACCGGCTTCTGTTCCTGGGGCTCGCCAGCGGGCGCCTGTGCAACCTCTTCTGCGATCGGCTCCGGCGTTTTCTCCGGCGGCGCGTCACGCTCTTCGGCTACTGCGTTCCATTCGGCAAGCGCTTGGTCAAGAGCTTGGTCTGCCATTCACATCTCCTTGCGTCAAAGATCGGTCATCGTCGGCATTGCCGAGGACGCCATTTGCGACTTTCGGGCCGCCTCTTCAGGCAGCGCGAGAAGCCTCTTCAGCGCGCGGATCTCCCCTCTCAGGGCCATCGTCTGTTCGTGGGTCAGCTCCACCGAGTCGTTGCGCAAGCGCACTCGCTCGATTTCATCGCTGGCCCACTTCTGGACGTGAGCCCAGGTGAGGGTGGAGAACTCGTTCACTGGTGGGGTTCTGGTTGATCACAGCGGTTGCTGGGCCGTGGTCGGCCTCTGTGCTGCGGTCTTGGCCGAACGCGGTGGTGGACCACGGGCCGTTGTTCCGATGCTACGAGAAAGATACTAGGTGTGCAAAAGTCAGTCACAGTCGTCGGCGGCGACGCAGCATGATGAACTCGCGGCCCGCAACAATACCGCCCGATGACGCGTTGGCCAGATGCACGATTGCAGTGGCCGTAGGCAGTGGGGAGCGCGACAACAAACGCTGCGCGGCCGTGAATCCCGCGGTCGACATGGCGACAAGGTGCGCCCCGGCCGTTCCGGTTGGAAGGCCGGACAGCTCGACGAGGCGCTGGCCGGTGGTAGCCATGCGTTACGGGAGAACTTTGCTCCAGACCGCGTCGGCTACCTGGGATGCTGTTGGGGGCGCGCCAGCGTCGTTGAGCAGCTCGCCCATCGAGCCAGGCGTGTTGTAGGTGCTGGCCAGGGCCTCCCACACTGCGGCCGACAGGGACTGCGGGCTCAGCTCGGTGAAGGGCGTGATGTCGCCCGACAGCACCCCGATGGCACGCGGCGTGGCGCTCAGGCTCCAGGTGATGGGCGCGTTGCCCTGCGCGTTGATGATGGCGCCGAGCGTAGCGCTGGGCACCGTGAAGCTGAACGACGCTGCGCCCTGCGCCGCCAGCGCGCCGGCCAGGTCCGCCGTGGTGCTGAATGTGATCGAGGTCGAGCCCGAGGCCGACACCACCAGTTGGAGGTCGGCGGGCGGCACCGTGAAGGTGATGCTGGTCGAACCCGTGGCGGGCAGGCCCAGCGTGCCGGATGCTGCCGCGCTGAACGTGATCTGCGTGGACCTGGACGAGATGCGCCCGGCTTGCAGCGCCATCAGCCAAGAAGACGGGTGCGTTGTGCCGTCCGGTTGCCCGGCCAGCTCCCCGAACGCCGCCGTCTGGTTGCGACGGGCGCTCCACAGCGGCTGCATCGATGTTTGCAGCGTCACGCCGGACACGGTGCCCACCGTGCGCCCCGGCGATGCCGAGTAGGCGCCGTTGGCGGAGACGGGCGACTGTCCGATGAAACGCAGAGCCATCAGCCGCCCCAGGCGTAGCGGTTCACACCGAAGAAGTTCGTCGAGGCAGGGGTGGCCGCGCCCGCGTAAGCGATCCAGGACAGGCAGGCGTTGCTGGTAGCGGCGGCTTCCTGGATCAGCGGCAGGCTCGGGAACTGGTTGAGCATGTCGCGCTCACTCAGCAAGAACTGCGTCGTGAGTTGCAGCTCCATGATCGGCTTGGCCAGCACCAGGTTGGTGAAGGTCGAGGCCGTGCCGTTGGCCGCGCTTTGCCGCCAGGTCTGCACCGATCGGATGCCGGTGTCGCCGGCCTGCAGCGGCAGGAACGGGCCGATGTTGTTGGCCGCCGTGCCCGAGTGGTAGATGTGGCTGTTCACCGCCGACACCGTGGACGCCACCGTTTGCGG